AAAAAAGCCCTCGGAACTCTTGCGTCCAGATACGGAACTAAGAAAAACGAGACAGTTCCATCCTTGTGGGCCTGCACGTGGAACGGATATTCGTCCATGTGAGCAAAACAGAAATTCGCCAACTGCCTCGCCGAAGTGATCTTGCTGATAGTCAACTTACGCCTCCTTTCAAAGGACAATCCCACCTAGCAGCATCAAAGCTGCAACCACGCCGACCGTGTAGGTGGTTTCCATGAGTTGGCAAAACTTGCCTCAACCGACCTGAACACAACAAAACGCAACGCAACGGAACCCGACTTACCTCGCCTTGATTCATCCCACTCCGCGACGCTCGCCGCCGCACGCTTGCTGACCAAGAGAGTGGTTTGCATGACATGCCCGAACTTACCGCGACTGAACTAGCCGAACTCGAACCCAACGCACCTTGCCATTCCATGCCTCTCCGCAACGGACCGAACTCCATCCCGCTCCGCGTCATCGAAGACGCAGTTGTGCCGACCACAAGAGCGGTTCGCAAAACCAACCTGACCGGAGCCTGTACAGATAGGCCCAACCCAGACGTGACAAACCAAAACCGATCCCTCTCCGCGCCACCGAAGACGCACCATGCCGACCATGAGAGAGGTTTAATTGCCATACACCAACACGACAGGGCCGACCCGGACTCAACCAACCTGGAACCGACTCACCAGACCATGATTCAATCCCACTCCGCACCGTCGAAGGTGCTTCCGTGCCTATCACGAGAGTGGTTCCTTGCCCAGGCATGACAAGCCGGGACATACCCTGCCGAGCCGCATCCTGACCGACCGGAACCGGCCATTCCGCAACCCAGGCAAGATTCGTTTGCTTGTTACGCACCGACAGTCTCTCGCTCACGGCGAGCCTTCTTGATGGTGACGTTCTCCACCTTTTCAGCAGTGAACCGACCGCAGCGAGGACGCCAATCGCACAGGCCAACCTGCGTGCCAGCAGAGTTGACCCAGCGGTCCACCTGCTCCTCGTTGACGACGGAGTCCTCGTACTCCACCTCGATCACGGCAGACCAGTCCTTAAAGATCGGGCGAGTCCGCATGATGCGACTCATGCCGACCTTTACGCCGACACAGTTGCGGAACTCTTCTTCCTGCCACAGGCCGTCAGCGTCGCGCGGCCCGTCGTACAAGAGCACGGCGTGCTTTGGCACGAAACACGCCGACTTGGCGATCTTGCCTTCCTTGGTGATCTTGGCCGCCGAGTACAGCGTGGCCTCGATGTTCTCGCCTGGGATAACAGGCCCGCTGTCCTCGTCCATGTAGAGACCGGCCTTGAACTCAATCTCGGCCATGCGCTCAAAATCGGCGTCGGTCTTCTTCTTCTTGGACGTCACCTGCTTCAGCTGCTTAGAGGCAGCGGACAGCGGGTTTGCGAGAGCTCCATTGTGCATGATCAGAGGCGCGTCGCCTGTGATCCGATACGTCAACGTCTTCCAAGCCATAGAACACATCCTTTCGTGATGTAAACCCTTCAGAAACACAACCAACAGTTACCGGCTGACCGTCGTAACGACGGGACCGGATTACGCTTGTGACCGCTTCGTGGCACTGACAGCAAAGCGTTATCAAGTCGCGTTGCACGTCCTCGTTTATGAAGCGTTCGTATGTTTTGTGATGCACTTCAAGCCTCCACGTTGATCCGTCGTGAAGGCACGTCTGACACTGGTGTCCGTCAATCTCCAGCCGCTCTTGCCGCTTGCACGACCAGGCGTGGCTTCCGATGTATCTCTCGTAGTTTTGTTCGTGCGGCCTCATGCCACCCTCCATTCCCTCTCACCCCGCCCGCTCGCACTCCGTACTGTCCTGCCCGTCTCCACGATCTTCCCAGCCCGTGCAAGCTCGTTGATCCGCTTTCCGATCTGGTGCGGCATCAGTCCGCACCGTGCCGCGATGCCTGACGCACCCGCCGGCCCATGCGACAGCGCCTCGAGGATCGCCGCGTGGTGCTCGCCGGCGAACGTCTTGACGCTGGCGGCTGCGGCCTTGCTCGTCACCGGATCAGTGCGGCGGAATAGCGGCAGTGTGTCCTCAATGTCTGGCGTGATGTAGTGCGGGCGGATCATGCCACAGCCTCCGGTGCATCAAACAGCGTCCTGCTGTTCGCCTGGTGCGTCCGCTCTGCCTTCGCCAGATTCTTCAATGCCTGAGCGTGGTACTCGGGCTTCAGTTCGCAGCCGTAGAAGCGGCGTCCCTGCTGCAGCGACACGTACCCCTCGCTGCCGATGCCGGTGAACGGGCTGAAAACCACCTCGCCGGGATTGCTGTACAGCCTGACGAGCCTGTCAATCACATCCAGCTGCAGCGGGCAGATGTGCTTCGTGTCTTCCTCGCTACGTGCCTCTTTGACGTTGAGCGTGTTCGTCTCGCGGATGTCGCTCCAGCAGCACTCGGCCCAGTCAATCCACTCGTTGCGTGAGACGTCGCCATCCGAGTCGATGGCTACTTCGTTCTCGCCGGGGGCACGGAACTTGATGAGGTAGTCGGGTAGGCATCCACGCTGCTTCGCTCTGTCGCTCTCAAGGCCGGCGAACTGCAACTCACGGCTGCGAGTGCGGATTGCCTGTGCCTGCGGATTCTTCCGCACCACCCAGTCGTATTCGTAGACAAGCCCGGCACGCTCGCCGAGGCGGATGTTGAGTCCACGGTAGTCGTGCAGGCCGACTTCGCCGGAACGCTTCAGCCTCGGGATCTGCATGACGTGCACCACGACAGCCCGGCCCGGCTTCAGCACGCGGGCCAGCCCGCGAAAGAAGTAGGACAGGTGTATCTTGGCTTCGCCTTTCATGTTCTCGCTGTTGCCGATGTCCTCGGCCTTCGAGGTGTACGAGAACAGGCTGGGGAACGGCGGCGAAAAGACTGAGAAGTCCACCGACTGCGGCGGCATTTCTTCCAGCATGTGCGGGATGCAGTCGCCTTGGTGAACGGCATATTTCTGGTCAGTTGGTAGAAGAGTCATGAAACATTTCCTCCTGCTCTCGGGTGTCGGCCTCGACGCGACGTGCCTTACGCAGCACGTTCTCAACCATCGGGCGCTCGATGTCGGTCACTGGGATATGGACGTTCAGTGGGCGAGTTGAGCCAACTCGGTTGGAACGCTTCACGGCCTGGTAATACTCCTCGTAAGAGTCCTGCAAGCCGCTGAATACTTGCCGCGTGCAGATCTGCAGATTGAGTCCGAAGCCAAGGATCTTGGGCTTCGTGATGAGCACCTTGATGCGTCCAGCCTTGAACTCGTCAACGAGTCGCTGGCGTTCTTCTTGCGGCGTCTTGCCGTCGATGCTCGCAGCATCCGGCATCATGGCGGCGAGCATGTCCTGCTCGTCGTTGTAGCGGCACCAGATGATGGTGCTTTCTGTCGGCCACTCTCGCACCATGTCAACGATGTACTGTGGCTTGATGCTGCTTTCGCACTTCGCCATACGCGAGAGCTTCGCCCTGGTGGTGATGCCGCCGAGTTGCGTGACGAACAGCTGCCCGGTAATGGCTTGAACTGCTTTGTCCTGCTCTGCAGAAAGCCGCACGTCGTCAATGTGGACGTGAATGGGCGGGATGTTGTGGACGTTGTCGGCCCAACCGTAGGTGCTCGGGTCAGTCAGGAAGATGCACCAGTGAGACAGTGCCTTGTAAAACGGCCTCAATGCGTGCGGCTTGAGTTCCCATCGCTCCATCGTCTGCCCGCGATTGATGAAGAACTTCGCGAGGAACGAATTGACGTTGGGAAAAGCATCGAGAAATACAGCGTGATTCGCGTACTCGATGCGGTCATTCGGTGCCGGCGTGCCAGTCAGCGCCAGCTTCCACTCCACGCCAGCCCCGATGCGTAGGCACACCTGGCCCCATTTGCCGTAGTGGCTCTTGAGCATCGACGACTCGTCGAGGATAAGCCCGCCGAGGTTGCCGTCTGGCGTGTCGTCACGCAGTGCGTCGTAGTTGGTGATGCCGAGCCGCCCGCCGGGCTTCTTCATCCACTTGGCGAGATCCTTGGCGGCTACCTGCTCGATGGGCAGCGTGTCACCGTAGAACTTCTGAGCCTCGGCAATCGTCTGTGCCACTACCATCAGAGGCGAGACAATCAGCACCGGCTTTTTCGGGCACGCCTCGCGGACGTGGCGAGCGAACTCCAACAGCATCAGCGTCTTGCCAAGCCCGCAGTCGGCGAAGATGGCGTAACGCTTCTTCTCTACTGCCGTGCGGACGATGTCGCGTTGATAGTCAAACAGGCCAGGTCGTGGCTCGTAGGCTGAAGCCTTTGCCTTCTTCGCCTTTACGCCGATGTCGCCTGCGTACTCGTCAGGAAACCACGCCATCCTGCCGTGAATCTCGTATCGCGGAAGCGACTTGATGCGAAGGAACTTGCGGTATGAGTCGATCGTGTCGTCAAGATAAATCTGCACTGTGAATCCTTTCGTGGTGTGTATTGGCCGCGTCTCGTGCGGCATCCCGGCTGCGTTACCCGTTGGAGTCAAGCCGCAGCTGCGGCAGTTACTCGCCACCGATCCGCTGGGCGGCCAATGGTGCCTTGGATCGCAGCACCTACGGCAATGGCGTGCCGGTCGCTAAGTCCCTTCTCGATCTGCGTGGAAAATCTGCTCGTCTGTCATCCTGTGCGTGCGAGTCCCGAGCGGTGCCCGCAACGGCGGCAGGTTTTGCCACCGTTCCGATGCCGCTCGTCGTTCTGCCTCTTCCGCCTGGTACTGCGGGCTGTTGACTTCCTCGATGTCACGGTCAAGCCGGTCAATCAGTTGCCTGTGCCTGCGGTTCGCCGTCAGCCGGTCCTCGTCAGGTTCGTAGTCGTCCATGACTGTGCCTTTCCTCAGAACGGGATGTCATCGGCACCAGCCGCAGCCTTGAACGTCGCCGCAGCCTTCTGCGGGAGCGTCTGACGCTTGGGTGCTGCCGGCTTGGCGACCAGCGGCACGTACTTCTTCACCACCGCCGACACGTTGCCAGACTTGGACGTGTAGTGAACGACCTCGACCGTCACTTCCCGTCCTTCGATGTCGCTGGGCACGACACGCAGCGTGTTGCCATCCGGCACGATGCCGAGAGCGTCGGCCAACTGCTTCGCCATCCACGGCAGATGCTTCGGCAAGTCGTGGAAGACGAACTTGTGGTTGCCGACAGCCAGCCGCAGCTTCAGGCAGATGCCGTCAGGGTTGCTGGTCTCGTCCACCTTCCACTGATTCGGGCCTTCCTCGGCCTTCTTGATTACCGCCGTGTGCGTGCCGACCGGCACGATGGTTCGCTCCTCGGGCAGCGTCTTGTGAACGTCAGCCGGGAAGTCCTCGTCGATGTTCATGTCCCAATCCATGAGCCTGCGTCCTTTCGCTTAGAGAGTGAGTCCGTTCCGCTTGTCCGTGATCGCTGCCGCCAGTTCCGTCGCTGTCGCCTGCGAGATCCGCCCCTCGGTCAACCGCTGGGCAATCCGCTGGTTCAGTCTGTCGAGCACGTCAACGCTGGTGGCGTCGCTGATCGCCTTCCTCGCACCGTCGATGACCGTCTGATCCTCGAGCGGCTTGCCGCCAGAGAGCCACTCGGCGATCCGCTCGCCGGTCTGGACGTTGATGGGCTTGGGATCGCCAGCGAACAGGCCCGTGCGGTCCTTGCTGACCGTCGCGTAGTGCCCGTCATGGATCAGGTCCAGGACGGTGGTGAACTCAAACTCCAGCCCGTCGCGGGCTTCCAGCTTCATCCCGAGTTTCGCCACCTTCTTCTTGCCGTGGTCGTCCACTTGGGCAGTCTCGGTCTTGCTGCGACCAGAGCAGATGACGTGGGCAGGCGACCGCAACAACTTGTCCACGAACGCCCGCCAGCGTGGCGTGATGACGCTGAACGCCGACCACGTATTGCCACGAAACTGAGCCTTCGCAACGTCTTCGAGAAGCTCCAGGCATCCGCCCGAGCCGCTCCAGCAGTGCGTGACGCTGTCCACGATGATGACTTCGTAGCCAGCTTCTTCGGCTGCGGTGATCGCCTCGATGTACCGCTCTGGCGTGAACGGCGGGCGAAGGTCGATCACGTCGAAGTCGTGCAGGTGCTCGTAGAGATCGCTGCTGCCTTCCTCCGTGTCGATCACCATCGTCCTGCCGCCAAGCCCCTTGGCGATTTGCAGAGCGCCCCAAGTCTTTCCCGAGCCGCTCGGGCCTGTGAGAAGCAGCCGCAGCTTGGTTGCCGACCGCTTCGCCTTTCTGATCTGTACCGTCATGTCCGTGTCCTTTCGTGTCTGTCCGTCCTGAAAAAGCCGCTTTCGCATCCTGCTAGGCGGCACGTATTTGCGTCCTTGCTGCTCCGGTTCCACCGGCTCCTTTCCGCCCGCCTGCGTCCTGCTGGCGAGCGTTCCTTGTGCGTTCAGTGCGTGATGTCCTTGGCCGGCACGGCGAGCCATGCGCCGCCGACGTCGATGGTCAGGCGGTCGCCGTCGATCCACTCGACGTGTCCAGACCACCTTCGCCCAGCCGACAAGCCAGAGACGAAGTCGCCTACGGCGGGCGTCTGCTGCGTGCCGTAGGTCTCGGTCATGCCGGCGACGGCGGCGGCGTATTCGTTTGAGTGAGCGTCCATGTGGGTCATCTCCTTTGGTTGTGGGGTGGAAGTGTACGGCTGAACAGTCGTCGGTCAAGCGTCCGAAAGTGCTGCAAAACAAGCTGTGGAGCGGTTTGTGTTTGTTGGAAATCTGTATAGTATTTGCTAACGACTGCGTTAGTTGCGACGAGCAAGATAACGCCTGCGTTAGTTCTGTCAACGGAGAATGCTTAGGGCTGCGTCAGCAAGGTTGATTGCCGAACGTCCGAACTGGCGAAGCCGACCGGGCGGCTCCATCTGCGGCGGCATCTGCTGGGCAACGACCTGCGGCGCGAGAGCCTGGCGGTGTGCGATGTCGATGGCGGCGATCTCGAATCGCGTCTCGACCAGCAACTCGGCACCGATGGTCATGCAGGCGATGACGAGAGCGGCTTTGAGTGTGTCGCGGAGCATGGCGGAATCCTTTCCGTGTGTTGCCCGCCGGCCCAGTTGCCGGCGGGCGTGGTGGTGTCAGAGAGCGGCGATGAACGCTTGACTGACTCCGCTGATGTTCATCGTGAAGCAGCCGTGCAGCATGGCCGAGTAGCCACCGACGCCCGAGCCGTCCGTGCCCCAGATGCTGCCGCCTCGGGCCGCGACCAGCGACAGGATGCCGTAATACTCGCCGTCCAGCTTGACGAACTCGTCGCGGCTGTTGGGCGTGAAGTGCTTGGTGATCGTGACGACGTTTTCACGGCTGCTGATCTTCCAACCAGCCTCGCGGGCTGCGGCGGCGAACTTGGCGGCGGCGGTCTTGGTCGAGGTCTTCATCGTTTCGTCTCCGGTTCGTCGTCCGCGAGTCTCAATCGCTCGCATGGCACCATACTAGCGTTATCGTTAGTTGCTTGCAAGGGGGGTGAGGAATTTTTTTCGGAATTCCTGAAAAGCCCCTATTTCTTGCGGGTTTTCCGCTTTTTCGGGGTCGCTGGCTTGGCGTCCCGCCTGCCGACAGACCGGGTCGTCAGGGAGCTTTTGAGCGTCTCGACGTCGGTCTTGTGGATCAGCCAGGCTCGCTCGCCAGCCTTCCAGCCTTTTAGCCGACCGTCACCAAGCAGCAGGCGCACCCATCCATCGGTGCAGCCAGCTTGCTTTGCTGCCTCCGAGACGGTGAGCCACGATTCGTCGGGTGATGCCACAACCATGCCCCGATACTAACGGCTGCGTTAGCCGAGTCAAGCGTTTCCCGCCTAAAAACCGCCCAATTTGCCCGAGGCACCGTCACGGCTCTACCTTTGTTTGGGTGTACAAAACTCAAATAACCCAAACTCAAGTGGAGGATAGCTCGTTTGGGTTCTGTACATTAGTATACGTCAACTCAGTAACCTCAAGTGATGGAGAATCGAAATGACCAGAATACTACGGGACATCTACGAAAACGAGTACGCAGTGCTGCGGGCACATTCTGACCAGTGCAGGCGGCAATACCGGCTGACGTTTGCCCGCTGGGCAGACCAGCTGAAAACGGAGCCGACAACCGAGCACCTCGACCCGCTGGTGGTTCAGACCTACGTTGCCAGCCGGCGAGCCGTGCGGTCAGCCGCCACGGCCAGAAAGGACCGAAACCAGATTTCCGCCCTCTGGTCGTACTGCGCAAAACGGCGATACGTTGACCAGTTCCCAACGCTTGCCCAGATACGGGCACCAGGACGCATACCACGAGGCTACACGGTCGATGAGGTCTCAGCCCTCTTGCGGCAGGCTTTGCAGCGACGGCCCCGTATAAAGCCAACCACGCTGCCGCCGCACCTTTTCTTTCCGCCGCTGATTAGGTCGTGCTGGGAGACCGCCGAACGGATCGGTTCGCATCTGGCACTCCGCTGGCGTGACGTGGACACGACGCAACGAATCGTCATCTTCCCAGCCGAGGGTCGGAAAGGCGCGACCCGCGACATCCTGCGGACGATTTCAGAGGATCAGTGCAAGTGGCTTGAGCAGATCCGAGGCAAGCCTGACGATCTGGTCTGGCCGTGGACTGCTGACAAAAGCACCTTGTGGCACCACTTCGGGCTGCTTTGCAAGCGGGCCGGCGTCACAAACCGTGGCTTCCACGGGCTGCGGAAGTCTGCCGCCAGCTACATGGCGCTTGCTGGTGGCGATGCCACGCAACTGCTTGACCACTCAAACCCAGCCATCACCAAGGCCCATTACATCGACGTGACGATTGCCAAGCCGAAGCAGACGGCGATTGACCTGCTGCCACCGCTTGACCTGACGACGCCAAAGCCGCCGGCCAGCGAGCAGCCGCCAGAGAAGCCCGCCGACGCCCCGCCTGCCAGCGACGAAAAGCCGCCAGAGAACAACGCTGCTTGACGCCCGTGCCACACTGCCCATACGTCGCCCGGCTGGCAGGCAGCGGACATATAACCCGTGTCGCCGACCCAGCCGGGCGGCGTTCCATGTTCAGGAATCTGGAAAATGCCCCACGCCATCCTTCGCTTCCGCCTGCCCGACGAGCAGTCCGAGTTCAACGCCGCCATGCAGGGTGCCGACGCCAAGTCGGCGATCTGGCAGATCGACCAGTACTGCCGCAGCGTCTGCAAGCACGGCGAGCCGAGCGAGGAAACGAGAGAGCACCTGGAGCACATACGGCGGTTGATAGGCGAGACTCCGGGGGTGGTGGACTGATTCCAGATTCCAGAAAGTGGAACGCAATGGGACGCATGAAGGAACTCGACCGACGCATCCGCCAGGGCGGCGACGACGCAATAGCGGCTGTGAGCGAACTGCTGCCACGCTGGATTCCGGTAGACGAACGTCTGCCGGAAGACGGGCAAAGAGTTCTTGCAGTCACTCGTGTTGGCGGCATAACTGAAGTTGGCGAGTTTGCTTTCAATAGTCGTGGCGAATGGTTCTCCACCGACTACGGGTCTTGGAACGCCAGCCACTGGATGCCACTCCCCGAGCCACCGGAGGTGACATGAAACGGGGGTTCACGCTCGTCGAAGCAATGGTCGTCGTCGCCATCCTGATGACACTGATCGGCCTGCTGTGGCCTGCGATCTCTGCCGCCAGAGCCGCAGCCAGCCGTGGCCGCGACGGCGTCGAGCATGCGACCGCCGGCCCGCCAGGATCGTGGAGCCTTCACACACGTCAGCACGACGGGCACTGGTTTGTTGAGCATGCAGGCGGTGGCGTGTGCCATCACCCTGACTGCCCGTGTAGTGGAAAGGTGGAGAGGTAAGGCGATGGACTTTCTTTACGCTGTCTTGCTGGGTTTCGCTGGCGGACTTATTGGGTCTTGGATAGGCCGCACGTTTATTGCGAGGAAGTCATGACCGACACCGACTTCCGCGACAAGAACGGCAAGGTCGATGCCGAGCGGCTGCTCGCTTCCCTCACGAATGCACAGAGAAACGCAATCGCTGCCGTGATTCGTTCGACGCCTATATCGGCTGATTGGGTTTCGGATGGCGACGGCGGCAGCATGTGTGTCGATGATGCCACCGCAACGCTGAACGAAGCGGCTGGGATATTTGATGCGTCGGCGTCTGACTCAATCTTTGGGCATGAAGGAGACGACGCATGACCGACCGCGACACGTTTGCCGCTGCGGCGTTAACGGGGCTGCTTTCACGCTCCATCGCGCCAGAACAGGCGATGAGCCAATACGTTCGCATAGCAGCAGCCTATGCCGACGCCATGCTCCGCGAGCGTGAGCGAACAAATCATGACGCTGTGCCGGAAGCGATAGCCACAAACAACGGGGGAACCCCGAAGGACGCTGATGGCACCGGCAGTACACCCAGCAAGGCCGAGATCGACGCTATTGAGTGTGTGGTCGAGGACGGCAGAATCGCCAGCATGAGCATCTACGGCGTAATGCGATCGCTGCTCGTCAGGCTGCGGCCGGAGTGGGAGAGCGAATCATACGAGAAAAGCGACGAGAAACACGCGAACACTAATACGAATCGGGACACTCCACCAAGAGAGGGTAGTGTGCAGGGCGAGGGTACGGTTGCTCCAGCCGCATGGCTCGCCGTTGCCGCCGACGGCAGCGAAAGCTCTGCGGTCTACATGCTGAAGGAGCAGGCAGACGCAGCCGCCAGAGAGTGGGGCTGGTTTGTAGTCCCGCTCTACCGCTCGCCCACGCTCACCGACGAGGAGCGGGGGGCGATTGAGCAAATGCTTGATGAGGTGGCCGGCAAAGCGCCAGCCGCATCTTGGGTGCCCGCCACGCTCCGCAAGCTGCTGGCCCGACTGAACACCTAATCGCACGTTCCGTCATGTTATGTGGGGCGACACTCGCCCCAAACGTGTTACAAAATCGACAAAATGTGTACGGATTCCAATACGATCAGTCGAAGATGTGCATCTTCGCCAGTTGCCGCCGTGCCATCGCCTCGACCCGTGCCTTGCTGCCTGGCTCTGACGGCAGCTTGTCCGGTGGCGTCATGAACGCTTCAATGTCCTCTGCCAGCGTCGCGGCTCGGTGCTCAACCTCGCGCACCGTGTCGAGCACTAGCGTGTGATCGCCTGCCTTGGCTCTGTCGCACAACTCGCCCTGCCCGCCCTTGCGTGGATCGTAGAGCAGTTCGATTGTCCACGTAATGCGGGCACCGACGCGAGCGAGTTGCGTCAGCCACTTCCGCAGCTGCGGCGAGAGCCTTTCGGGCATGCGGCGTTTCTTGCCCCTCGGTGGTGGCAGTTCGTCGTCGCTCAGCAGTGACCGCTGGACCTCGCCCATGCAGCGAGTCTGCCAACTCTGTCAAGTCTTTCGGGCTTCCCGGCACGCCTGACGCATCCATGTGCGGTTCGCCATACTCTCAAACCACAGCCGAGCGAACGACTCGACGGCGTCAGTGCCGACATCGCTGTAGAGTTTCTGGAGTTCCGGCGAATCGCCCCACATGGCTTCGACGTCTTCTCGCACCTTGGCGATCAAGACCTTGGCGTCACGCACTGCTGCCATCTCGCTTTCTGGCTGCGCCCTAGCGAGCTTCGTCCAGTGCTCGCAGTTCCAGCAGCGACAGACGGAATCGACGAACTCGTCAAACGCTCTGCCAGCGGCAACGGCTCGCGGGCCGACTTCAGCACGCAACCGGCTCCGCAGATGCGGCAGCATCCCAGCCGGCGCGTCGTCCACCGTCACCTCCCGCCCGCAGGCCGAGCAGGTGAAACAGGCGTGGACAACGCGCCGGTCGGGGCTTTGCACTTGCAAGTCGATGGGCACGGGCACGGCGTGCGGTGCCCGTCGCCGTGCACGATGTAGCCACGCCCGCCGCAGTCCGTGCAGCAGCCCGGTTTAGGCTCTGGCTTCGGTTCTGGAGCCTTGTCCGGTGCCGTGGCGGCATAGGCCACTGAGACCGCCGCCGAGGCTCTAGGAGCCTCCTGGTCGATCTGTGCAGGATCAGCCGAGAGAGCGGCAAGTACCGAGAGGATGTATTGCCACATGCGTCTCACCATCCTTGCCCGTGGTTGATAACTCGATGCCCGTGCTCATCGACTCTTGCGTGAACGACGTAGCGTGCCTCTTGCGGCGGCTGCTCAGCAAACATCGCTACCCACAAGCCGAGCCGGGCGAGCCGCTGAATCAGTCGCAAAACCGGTCGGCTCGGCTCTGGCTTCACCGGGCTGTAGTCGCTCGTGGCGGCCCACCATGTGAGCATCACGGCCACCAGGCCCACAACCACGGCTGTCTGCATTTCTTTCTGGGTCATCGGTCAACGCTCCAGACGGAGTAGACGAACATCACCACACACGCACCGATCACGCTGCCGATCAGGCCGGCGGGAGCGTCTCCAAACGGCAGGCCACCTGCGAGAGAGCCGATCAGGCCAAGCCCGATGGTGGGCACCCAGCCTTCAGGGCACTTGCCGGGCATCAGCCACTTGGCGATGCCACCGGCGATTGCGCCGAATACGAGCCACAAGAGAAGCGACATGGGATCTCCTACTGTGCAAGGTGGAACGTGTCAGCAATGAGGCGAGCAGGTGAAGGCATCCGAGCTTCTGGCGGGAATGGCTGCAGCCAATTGCCGTGGTCCAGATTCCGATAGCGAAAGTTCACGCCTGAGATGCTGAATGAATCTTGACCAGAGAGCATCGCATCAACCGTCTGGCGATCTACCCAGAATGAGCCGTCAGGCTGGTCTGCCGGCCACTTCGGGCCTGCATTAAAGACGCCCCAGCTGTTCATGCAGAGAAGCCCATCACGCTTGCCTTCGTTCTTGGCGTAACGCACGGCAATGAAGCACATGCAATGCGCCCAAGAGCCTTGGCGTGGCGCGAAGCCATCGGCGTCACGCTGCGACGAAAAGCCAACTCCGCTGCAAACTGGCACACAAAAGCCGCTTTCTAAACTTGCGGCAGCCTCGTCAAAGTTTCGCACGAGGGCGACGTTTGTCGCCGTGTTCTTGTTGGCTAGCTTGGCGAGGGAAATTCCCACTTGCCCACCGCCGCACAACAAGTTGCCCCATTCCTTCGCCCGCTGCGGGCTGTAGGTCGTCAGGTCGGCACCGGGGTACGGCTGGCGAAACAGGATGCCGCCTACCGTCGGGTCTTTGCACTTGCCGGCGACCCAGCGTGCACATGCACCTCCATAGCTGCCGTCGCTGTACCCTGCCTGCGTCACAGGAGGAAGTCTGCCGGCGGTACGACTACCCGAGTACAGGCTGGTTGTGTCGACGAGTTTTGGCGGCTCCGGCAATTCGCCTTCGGCCCAATCCACACATTGGCCCACATAGCTTCCCATAGCCCAACCAAAGCTCGTGCAATCGCCTATGCCTTGCTTCCACGGGCCGAACGGCTTGCCGTAGACCTGGCGGTGAGCACGATCTGCGAAGCGATAGAGGAACGTGTCCTGCCCCTTGGCGTTCTTGATCACGTCCTTGGCAGCGTCCGAGAAGAGTGGCTGGTCGAGCTCGGCCAAGAAACGCTGCGTCCCGGCAGGATCTGGCACATAGCCGAACTGCCCGTCAATGCGTGCCGCGACCCGGTGCGTGGCTCGCTCAACGAGCGCACCCAAGATCGCCATCACGATCACGAACACAACGGCAGACAGCGACCAGCGGTTAGCGCGTGACATCAGCGGCAGCCCTCGACAGGTCACGGAGTGCCAACACCCACGCCGCTCGGCTCTCTGGCGTCACAGGACCGCCAGATGAGCCCACAGCGTCGTCTAAGAACTTATGGATGGCTTCTTTGGCGTGCGGCTGCCGGGCACCGATGCTCTCGCCACGGCATCGCATCTCGCGGGCGGCGATCCGCAGCTCATCAAACGCCACGCCCGTCTTGAGCCGCTGGTCGTGTTGTCCGTCCCACTCAATGCACGACGCCAGTTCGTCGCACAAGGCAGAGAGCGTGGCTGCATCTGCTGCGGCAGTCGGCCCGATGAACTTGCCTCGTAGCGTGAACGCATCCGGCGGCGCAGGCGAAGGGGTCGGTGCTGGTGCTTGCCGGCTCGGCGCAAAAGCAATAACCGCAGCAACGAGCAATGCCACAGCGGCGACGTACTGCCCGTCGATGGTCGGCATCTTGGCCGTGGCGTACCACGCTTTGACATTCTCTGTGATCTGCTGGCCGGCAAGCACGTAGACCGCAAAGGCAATGAGTAACGCTGTGATCACGACTTCCTCAGCAGTGGCAGAATTGTTTCGATAATCCCGGCAGCAATGGCGACGACCAGTGCTCGAGCTGCGGGGCGGACGAAGTACCAGAACGGGTACAGGCTCATCGGCACACACAGCACGGCCACGGAGTCAAACAGCACGCCGATAGCCTCAAGCACGATCTGCCGTTTCTCCTCGCCCGTCAGGTTCTGTGTGGCGTCAAGCGTCTCGACAGACAGCCTGACGAGCGCTGCGACGAGAGCACCGAACTCCGTTATCGTCAGCCCGTCTTTCGCCGAGACGCGAGCCGTGACGAGAAACGCCGACACCTTTGACGCAATGTCGTTGAACGGCGCAGCGGCAGCGAGTGGGGCGTCGGCGACCATACCGCCAGAGTAGGCGGGATGGGTGGTGAGTCAGACCGGGTCTGACTGCCCCTCTCGGTACAGCACCAGAGCAATGGCGGAATAACAGGCAATGTCCTTCAGCGTGTCTTCGATGCCGTCGAACTCGCATTTCCCACGGCGGAAGAACGCCTTGAGCCGGTGCATCTTGTCGCTGATCCGCAGGATACAGCCAGCCCACGCCGGCATATTCACGACGTCGGCACTCTGCCTGATGTTTGACAATGCGTCCTCGTCAACGCCGTAGTCGAGCGTCTTCGCCAAGTGCAGGGTTTTGAGTTCCTCAAGGATGGCTAGGAACTCCCGCGAGCCGGGACGGATGTCGTCCTGCTTGGCAAGGATGCTATCCCCCGTCCACCGGATGTCATCCGGTGCCGCTTCCATCTCACGCTGCCCTTGAAGAATCCAATCAACCGGCACTGTTTCCTCGCGCTCGGCGGCGTATTTCTCGGCGCTCGCCTTCGTGATGTCCTTCCAGCGGCTCGCCACTTCGTCAGTCGTCGTTGTGGTCGTGTGGCACCTCACGCCTTCGCAGCATGAGCCAGCTAGCCTTTCCTCCACTGCTGCCCGCAGCATGGCGTTGGATTCCTCAAGCGTTGCGATTACCTCTTGCATGCGTTTCCTTTCGAGAAGAAGTCTGGCGACGTCTGCCGCCAATGATCCTGCGGTGCCGGTCCACTGCCCTTGATAGCGATACGCTCGCTGGCGTGCGTCGGCTAGATACTCGTCAGATAGGTCGTAGTCCATCAGTCAAGCCTCGGGCCTGCGACGTGCATGGATGCCAGACCGCCGCCGTGGCGATACAGAAACGTCTCCATTGCCTGACGGCTCCCGATCCAACCGTTGATGGCGTGGTAATCGTCTGGCGGATTCAACGCTGGCGCGGTTCGCACGATGACGCCGTCAAGCGTGTCGATGGGCTTGTTGTTCGCAGCCGCCTGGTGGTGCAGGTGCCCAGTGTGCCACTCGCGGTACACGCTCTGACTCCACGCCTTCGGCTGCTCTAGCGCCATGATCTGCGGCAGCTTCGGCTTCGCCTTGTGCCCGTGCGTAAAGCCGATGAGGTTGCCGCCGTGCGAAAGATATTGCCGCCCCTTGAACTCGCCGCACACTTTTGCAGACCGAGATCCTCGAAAACGCTCCTGCAAGATTCTCTGGAACGTCCACGTCATCACTTCGTCGTGGTTGCCGTTCACGATCACAACGTCTGTCGGAACCGTCTCGGCGGATTGCTGAACGAGAGACAAGAGCGTGTCGCAGCCGACTTCGATCATCTTCTGAAGCCGCCCGTCACGCTCTAGCGGCGTGCCGCCGGTAGTCGTGCCGGCGGGCGTGTCGTAGTGAAAGAGATCGCCAAGGAAAGCGACCGTGCGTCTGGCTGGCTTGGTGTCGTTGCCAACCGTCAGCAGTTCGCTCGCAGCGTCACCAACAAGCCGGGCGGCAATATCCAAGTCGTAATCGCCGCCACCGGCTGTCTTGTCCCAGCAGTATTTGCCAAAGTGCGTGTCTGCCACCACGAGCACCTGCCAGAGTCCTTCCCGCTTTGGTGCCTTGACAGATTTGGTCAAAGGCTTGCGGATGTCTTTCCTTGCAGCGCCGATCATCGCCTCGACAACCTCGCGGGTCGTCGGCCCGCCCTTCGGCTTGAGCCGCACGAACACGCGATGCAGTTCAATGCTGCCGCCTTCGCCGTCGCCGCATTCCCACTTGGTCGCCTCGCTGGATGCAATTTCAAAACGGCTCATGTCCGCTTCGATGTGCTTCAGCAGATCCTCGACGGTCTTGATGCGTCGGCTCGTGGATCTCGCCTCAAGAGTGTCGCCTGATTGCGATTGCGTCACCTGCTCGGCGTCTGCGGCTGGCTTGGGGGGCGGCAGTTTCGCCTTGATCCTGTCGGCTATTTTCTTCGCAGCCATTCAGACAACTCCTTCTCTGAGACAATGTGCCACCCGCTTGCAGCCGCTTCTTCTCTCAGTGCTCGTGCGACGGACGCCGATGATGCGGAGCCATAGCCGCCCGCCTGGAACCGCCTGCGGATCTCCAGCACGCCGGCCCGGTCGTCATCGCTCAGGCGATCCATCCACGTCGCCGGCTTGGCTGGCTTCACTCTCTCAGCTACGGCGTCGGCTAGTGCGACGCGGCGGCTTTTCGTCTTCACGCGGCGGCTCCTTTTCCTCAAGGTGAATCCACCCGTCATCGTCAGGGATGCCGCCGCCGACGTGCTCCTCGTCGTCGTCGTCGAGGTCAGGCGGCAAGATCACCGCCTCGGTCTTCGGCTTGGCTCGCTGGCGTCCCATGCCACCTAGCGTGGCAGGCGTGTCAAGCGTTTCGCCGTGCGCTCGCAATTGCCCGCCGCACGAGCAGCCTGCCCGCCACGTCGAGGAACGGCAGTCCGCGAGCCGTGGCCTGCTCGTTGAGCCATTCGACGATGGTGTCGATATTGGTCTCGCACCAGCCGGGCGATTGCTGTTCCTGACGGTCCATCTCGGCGGCGCGAGCGTTGCAGGAGCAGTCGGGGCTGGCGGTGATGTAGAGCGGCCATCCGGCGAGGAGCTTTTTTAGTTCTGTGCCGGGGCCGTGGGAAAGTGGGAAAGTGGGCGATTCCTGCAGCCGCGACACTCGCGGATAGAACTCGCTCTCTGTGTCAATCGTCCACTCGTCGCCGTCCTGCGAAACCACGCACGGCAGCACCTCGTCGAGCGTGTAGCCACGCTCGGCGCAACGGGCCTCAAGGTTAGAGCGGTGGCAGGTGATCATGGGAGTGGGTTGAAAAACGAAATGCTGGTTGTGGTGCCGATCTGGCTTGAAAGCGAGAGAGGCACGTTCACGTTGCCGACAGAGTCCGTCACATATGGCACGGAATTGAGTGTGTCTGAGATACTTGGAAAGAAAGAGCCGTCAAGGCACTGAGTTCGCGGGTATGGCGCAGCAGATGAATATGTTTTTGAGATAACCGTCTTGTTCCACGAAGATATGCCTCTGAATCCTGATTCGTAGTTAGGACAGAGATCAAGTGGCATCAGACTGTTTTCAAGGACAGAAATCTGCACCGCCATCGTGATAGAATTTCCTTGCACTGCAAGACCCAGTTCTACAGACACAGTTGGCTGGAAAACTGGTCCCCCGAGCGAATTTGCTGGCGCAGGCGTTTGCGTTGTTGCGCTTACGGAGCCGCTCCAGTTGCAAGTTTTCTCAAAATCGATTCCAGCATTCCCAAATACAGGTATAGGAGAAATAACACCACTTGCAGTCACAGCCCACGCTATGTCACACACCTTCCGTCGACCGGCGTTCTGTAACAAAAGTTTTTCAAACGCAATCGACAATGAAAATGGAATGTTGAAATCACACCCGCAACACGGATTCGGGCTGCACACCGTCCCTACGCCCTTGAACGTCTTCCCCGTCCCCTGGCACTGGCACTGCGGCTTGACCGTGCACGTCGTGCCCTCGCAGCACGCGCCTTCTTTGCAGGCTTGGTTGCACTCGGCCTCGGTGGCGTAGGACGTGCGGCCTGTGGTCGTAAAGCCGGGCGGGGAGTTTGATGGTTGGTAGCAGGGCATATTAGTACGACACGTTCACAAAATTGATAGTTGTGGCGTCGGTGCCTGAACTCTTGTCAATTACTTCTGGACCTCTTGTCGGATCGTATTGCACTTTGTAGTAGCTAGACGCAGTGCGTCCATACACAGAAGGCAGCGACGGATTCCATGCACGCACGCCGGCGAGGCATTGAGAAGAAACAAGATGGCAGTCCGCCGAAGTGTTCCACCATACTACCCTTGGCCCGAGTGGATTGTATGGGTCGTACGTGTCTCCTATACCGGCACCTTGTGACCCGCCAAAAGTAAACGTGCGCGACCCAAAGATACCGCTGCCGCCGTCTCCGGGGACGACAACTTGATCACCCTTTTCGTAGTATTGCTGCATCCCTGACACTGATTCAGTTCTGGCTACCCAGGCATGATAAGTGCATAGCTTTGCGCTGATTCGGTACAGCGAGAACTGATCTTCGGTGGTGACGGTTATGTCTGCCTCTGATGTTGGGCAATAAACGCAACCGCCGATATTGGGCAGGCCGAGGCCAAATGACTTCGTCCAAAATGTTTTCGTTGTGTCTGGCGTGAGCGCGTGCGTCCCGTTCAGGTGCGCCATCACGGATAGAAAACTCACATACCACAATGTGCCGTTGTTGTCCCTGTACCGAGAGTGACGAATAAAATCTGTGGCCGTCACGCTGATGGACACGGACGAAATCGTAGTTGGCGCACACTTACACGACTCATCGCCAGAGCAATACCACCCACCGCAGCACCCGCAGTTCTCTGCGATCTGGCCGTCCTTGACGATCAGCGATCCGTTTTTCGTGGCGAGTGTCATGTGCAGGCCGTGGTGGAGACCCACGCCAAGCCGCCGTTGGCTGCGTGCGTGAGCACTTGCTGAGTGGACGCCGAGTAGCCCGTCATGCTGTGCCAATCCCAGCCGACTAGCACCCACTCATCGGCAACATACGCGATGAGGCAAACGGAACCCGACAGCGTGGCGATGTAGTTCTTCGCGGTGTATGTCGCACCCGAGATGACGGCATCAGTGACGGTCGTCGTGCTGCCTTTCGTCCACGTCCCTGAGAACGTGCCGCGAATGACGCCGGCCTGCATCCGAATCAGTGCCCAGTTAGAATCCTTCCAGAGGACATGAGCCCCAGACGCCTTGCCGAGGTCTGCCGCCTTCAGCTGCACCACACCACCAACCGCCACCCTGCCAACAGCGTTCGCCGCAATCGGCTCAACGGCCACGCACCAAGCCGTCGTGGTCGCAGAAGGCGACGCACCCGTCAGCACCGGCATTTCCTCGAACGACGCTGTCGCGCCGCCTGACGACGACGTAGGCGTGATCTCCATGCCAGTGATCGCCAGTACGCCCCAGCGAGCGACGGTGACGCTAGGCTTGCAGTACACCCATGTGTACGGCTTCAGCACAGGCGAGCCGGGGACGCCTGCCGTGCCGGGATTGGCACCAAGCACAAGGTCCGCAGCGTCCTGCGCTCGATTCCACGCACGGGCACTGATCGCCCCGCGTAGCGGCTGGCCCGGTTCTAGGCGTCCGTCTGGGCGTGCCATTAGCCGATACCTAACGCAGAGAAGTTGCCGTCTTTGTAGACCTTGTTGACGTAGGCGTATTTGGGCTTCTTGATTCGATCAGTCGTTGTGGTTGCTTCCTCGTACCGCACCCACAAATACTCGTGGCCTTTTTTGTTGACGCTCAACGTGCCAACCGGCTGATTCGTCACGTTTGGCGACGCGACGAAGCGATAAGAAAGCGACCACGGCCCACGCCCCTTTTCGTCGTCCCACTCTTGCGAGCCAGAGCAGCCGAGAAACAGCACTTCGCCAGCATCAAACCCACGGAACGACGAGGCGTTCGTTCGCCCTGTCTGCGTTGCCACGCCCTTGATGTAGGCATCTGTGACGTATGCGTTAGGCACGTCGTATGTCTCTGTCCAAGACAGCTGCGGCACGACAACGTCAACGCCGTTCACGCCGTTATCATCCACGGCGATAGCGTTGCCAAACGACGGGCCGCCGCCAAATATCGTTTCGCTCTCAGCCTGCGTAATGTGCTGTGTGCCGCCGGTCGTATCGAAACTGCGAGCCCGCTTCAGCGGGTTTGTTCCGTCCTCTGCGCCGTCCTTCGAGTAGTTGATCGTCAACTGCCAAGCGTTGTCGCCTAGGAACGAGACAGAGTAGGACTCTGCCATCAATTGCATTCCAGATACGCCTGGATACTGCCAGTAGCGGCCGTTGGCGCTGATCCCTGCGTTGATCTCAGCATGCAGCACAGTATCGTCGGCAGTGCCGAAGATCTTGTAGCTCTTCGTGTAGCTAGAAGCCGCCTTGCGTCCCTTGCGGACGATGGTCGCCTGCCGTGAGTCGCCGTCTTCCACCCATACGAGTGCCATTACGCTGCCACCTTTCCGCCGTCGTCAATCTTGCGGGTATTCTTCGCCGTCTCTTCAGCCGCCTTCGCAGTGCGTTCCGCGAGCGAACTGCCGCCGAACACGCTGCCGAGGTTGAGCGATGAGAAGGTGCCGGCGACTTGCCCCATGCTCTGTGCCGACTGGGCACCGGCCGCATCAGCGCCAGCCGTCGCAGCCTTCTCGCTCGGCGATGCACCCATTGAGCTAGTCGCCTTGCTGATCCGCTCCTGTGCATCGTCAATGGCATTCTCAAGGATGCCTGCCTGATTGCTCGTCAGGCGACCGCTTGAGTTCAGAGCGTCAAACTGCCCGTAGAGATCAGCCAGCTGATCCAGCGACGTTGCGTTCTCAACTTCCTTGAGCAGATCAGCGAACTGCTCGCCCATGACTCTCCGTTCCTTGCCACGCCGTGACGTAGCACCGACGTTCTCTTCTGCCGCCTGCGTGTCGCTGCGCCGCCTGTCGGAACGCCTAGCGTTCTCGGCTTGCCGCTCGTCCTTGGTTGCCTGTGCATCCTCCCTGATTCCCTTTTCGCGATCCTTGCGGTCCTTCTCTGCCTGCCTGTTCTGCTCGTCAGCCTTGGCAGTCCTGCCCTCGATGCCCGGTCGCTCCTGCCGTCGCTGTTCAGCACGGGCAGCATTCTTGTCCTTGATCTTTTGAATCCGCTCCTTTGTGTCCTTCGCACCCGTAATGAATCCCTGCACCCTCGTCCATGCGATTTGGATGCCTGCCACGAGGTTGTCAAACGTCGCCATCACGCCGTTAGCGATGTTGTCAAAGAAGCCCATAATGAAGGCACCCATCGTGTTCAGCAGGGCAGCGGAGTCTGTGTAAATCTTGTCCCATGCGATGTAGATGCCCGAGCCGATGTCGGTGAACACGTCTTGAAACGCTGCCACCCACGGATCAACGTAGGACATCAACGCTTCAGTGCCACGCAGCCAGCCGGCGACAAGCCCAGCCCAGAGGACGTCCATAGCACCGGACAGGTCGCCGGCAGCGACAGCTTCGTAGACGCCGTTGAAGGTGGTCGTGGCTGTGGCGGCGAGGTCGCCTAGGACGACGATGCCGTCAGCCACTGCTGCACCAAAACCCTCGCCGATGGCTCCTGCCGCCTGTTGGACGAGAGAAGCCACCGGGCCGAGGGCCGCACCTATCTGGTCTTTAAACTTGTAGAGAGCAAAGACCGCCGCACCGATGCCAGCCGCAACCAGCAGCACCGGGCTAGCAAGGGCAGAAAAGAGACCGAAGCCCTTCAAGACAAGACCGATGGAGCCGCTCAACGCCTGCAACGAATACCCTACAGTCACCATTGCAGCACCGATGCCAATGGCTGCGGCGGCAACTTGAGCAAACAAGACGACGGCTTCCTTATTGTCAGTCGCCAGCTTCGTCAGCCCGTCGATGAATCCCGTGATGAACGGCAACGCACCCGCAAGAGCCGGTGCCACTGCATCCGTGATGGCAATAGCCATCCGCTGCATTGCCGCCAGCACGCTACCGAACGAGCCAGCCAGGCCCGACATCACTAACTTGTACTTCTCGCCCACTGGCAGGGCGGATGCCATCGCTTCACGCATCTTGGTGAATCCATCCACGCCTTCAGAAGCGAGAATCGACGCGGCACGAATGGCGTCCGCACCGAAGATGCGGCGGAAGATGTCATCCTTCGCTGTCTGGTCTAGGCCTCCCATCGCTTGATTGAGCGTGCCGATGATTTCCACCATCGGCTTCATTTGCCCGTCAGCGCCACGAAACGAGGCGACCGAAAGCCCGAGTTGGTTAAGGGCACCCACGGCATCGTCAGCCGGTGCCATCAGCCGCATCAGCATCGTCTTGACGCTGGTGCCGGCGTCGCTGCCCTTCACGCCGTTGTTGGCGAGGATTGCCAGCGTCGCCGACAAGTCCTCAATGCTCTGCCCAGCTAGGCCGGCGACGGCAGACGACATTGAGAACGCTTCCGACATCTGAGCGATAGACGTGCTTGACGCATCCGCAGCCGAGGACAACGCATTGGCGGCGACGTCGGACGACACCTTGAACACGTTCATGGCGTCCGACATCACCACAGCCGCCTGGGCAACGTCCATCTCGCCAACCTTGGCAAACTCCAACGCCGTCTGCCCAGCACCACCGAGCACGGCATCAAGCGACATGCCTGCCTTCAGCAGTTCAAGCATGCCCTGAGCCGCCTCGGTAGGCCCGACGCCGAGAGCCTGCGACATCGCCATAGACGATGCCTTGATCTGGTCGATCTGCGCCGACGTCGCACCCGTGCTCGCCCGAATGTTGAGCAGCGTGGACTCAAACGCTGCACCCTGACGCACGGCAGCGGCAATCGGTGCCGCCATGCCGATGCCAGCAGCAGCAAGCTTGCCGCCGCCAGACGCGAGCGAGCGGCCCATATTGCCGAGGCTTTTGTTGACCTTGGTCAGCGCCGAGAAGAACTTCCTCGGATCGGCACCGATCTCGACAAATACGCCACCGGCTCTGACTGCTCCAGCACTCATACGTGTTTCTGCCAGTCTTGCCCGAATAGGCGTTTTAGGTCATCAGGCGTCGCCTGTCTCGGTTTCGGTTTCTTTGCGTACGGATTGAGTTTGCGAGGGTCTGCCTTCGGCGAGTTCTTGTCTCGGTTGATGTTTGCCTGCTGTGCGAGAAGGTTCGCCGTGTGCCACCAATCGTGCTCTAGGCGGCTGTCACGAGCGGCGAAGAGTTGTCGGACGGTCCACTCGCCTGGATGGACTCCGAGGATTCCAGCGGCTTCCCAGACTGCATCCCAGATGCTCCGGCGAGGCTCTCGATCGTCGCCTTCTCCAGCCCCGCCTCCGCTCGACCCAACATCTCGCTTGCGACCTCGTCCATTTTCTGAGCGAGAAGCGCGATCATCTTGCGGAGGCGCTGGGGGAAAAAATCGACAAGCTCCTGCTCTAGTGCCTTCGTGGCAGCGTCCAGCGAATCGCCCCGCAGACCGTCAAGGAAGTCTTCCCTCGTCAGTCCCTTAGTCTCCACTTGCTTGGTCAGCAGTGCGTAGAGGATCTCGCCAATCTTGGCGTACTGGCTTCGCAGCACTTGGAACGTCTGCGAGATGTTCGCAGCGTCAACCATGTCGAACGGCACAGCCTTACGCTCGCCGCTCTCTTCGTCCACGACGTCAACCGTGACGTTGTCGCGGACACGAAGTGCCGAGGCGACGGTCAACGCCACCTGCCACGGTCTGCCCTGGTCATCCCTAAACTCACGCATCCCACTTACCTCACAAGAGCCGGATCAGTCATGCGACCTTCGAGCACAAAGGACGCCACGCCATCAATCGGGTCTGTCTCCGAAATCCCGGTCATCACCGCCAGAAACGAAAACCCGGCAGCGCCGCCGTTCACCGTGAACGTCCCGCCCGTGTGCATTTTCTGGAACGCCGTGCCCAGATCTGCTGCGTCGTTCAACTCGACAGACACGCTGCACTCGTAGCCCGTGCTGTAGACCGCTGCGTAGCGACTGCCGTAGGCGTTCACGTCGATCGTGCGGGCGGATTCCGTCAGCGTCACATTGCGAGCGCTGAAGATTTGCCCGCCATCGAGCATGATGGAGCAGTCTTTCCCCAGCGTGATCGCCACTAGAACTCCTTAGCCGTCACATTGAAGGTCACTGCCCCATCAACTCCTATATTTTCGGACACAGACATGACCGACCATCCGGTCGTCGCGTTCTGCTCAAGTGCCGCGATCAGACCAGCTGCGTCGTGGCACTCAATCTCCCACGTTTTGGTGGTGAAGCCGACAGCGGCAACCTTCTTGCCAGGCCCGACGGCAGCGCCGACGCTGCTCCTGTTGGAAATGTCAATTGTCTCGGCTTCTTCGGTGTACGTGGCTGAGATGACGCCAGCCCCGAACGGCGGCTCTGCTGAAACGTCCTTACCAAGAGTGATAGCCATGAGGTTTACTCCTTAAGCTGATGCGGGTGTGGTGCGAGTGCCCGAAACCGTGTACGTAACAATTCCATCAAGCGGCTGACTCTGCGAAATGTTCGTGCAGATGTAGGTGGCATTTCCGGTAGTTGTTCCGGCGATCGTAAAACTTCCGCCGAGGCTGACGCCCGGGGCGTCTACGCACTCAAGTTCAATCGTCTGCTCAATGAGAGCCTTCCTGAACTTGCGGGAAGTGTCGCCGAACTTGGTGACATCGACGTCAGACGCAGAGTTGGTGACAGTGCAAGAGCGCGCGTTCGCAACGCCTGCGACGACCACATTTTTCCCGAGCGTGACAGTAACGGAAGAACCAGACATGCGTGTCCTCGTGTGCGAGTGCCAGCGGTGCGGCTGGTTCGCTCACGGTATGGGCAGCAGGGCGGAATCTAGACCGGGTATGCCGTGGCTAGTTCTTCGCCAGCTGGTCTTTCCACTTCTTGTTGGCTT